CATGGGCCGCGCGCTGCGCATCTACAGCTTCTCCGGCTACCTGATCGGCGACCTGGCGCCGGTCATGCAACTCCTGCTCGACAACGCCGTGGAGGCGAAGGGGCCGGGCCTGCTGATCCACCCGACCATCGGCGCCGTGAAGGTGGCGGTCGGGTCGGCCTCGACCGCGATCCACCGCGACAAGATGCGGGTGATCGAGGTCGCCTTCGAGTTCATCGAAGCCGGCAGCCCGGTCTTCCCGGCCACCATCATCGCCACCGCGGTTGCCGTGTTCGCCGCGGCCGACAGCGCGTTGACCGCCGCCAACACCGACCTGGGCGGCACGGCGATCCCGGCCGCCGCCTCCGGCCCGGTCGTCACCGCCGAGGCCCAGGCGGTGGTGACCAGCTTCGCCGCGGCGACCATCGCCGGAGGCGCCAACCCGACCGCGATCGTCGGCATGGCAGCGGCGCTCCCGCCGCCCGATGCCAATACCTCCTACGGCCGCTACGGCGCGGGCTCGGCCTCGGTCATGCTGCCGGCCGGCACCACGGTGGCGACGCTCCAGGCCCAGCTCGCGAACCAGCGTGCCGCGCTTGCCCTGGCCGCGTCCGGCGCCGCCGCAGCCGCGGCCTCGTATGGGGCGGACACCGACATGCTGGACGCGCTCGCCGCGCTGGTGGAGGCCATGCGCGCCGGCATCACCGACCCCGCCGACCAGGTGCAGGTCTTGCTCGCGCTCGCCGGGTTCAGCTTCTCGGACCAGGCCGGCGGCACCGTGGGCATCGGCGCCGCGATGGCGGCGATGCGCGATGCCATGGCGGCGGCGTGCCGGCGGGCGGCGCTGGTCAGCCTGGCGCGCGCATCGGCGTCCTACCAGCCGAGCAGCTACAACGATGCCGCCGCGCTGCGCGTGTCGCTGGCCGCCGCGCTGGACAGCGAGATCACCGCCGCGGGGGACGCCGGCGAGGATGCGACCTACACCGCCTTGAAGGCGCTCCGTTCCGCCGTGGTGCAGGACCTGACGGCGCGCGGCGCCAGCCTGCCGAGCGTCGTGACGGTCAGCCTGCTGCTCCCGCTGCCGTCGCTGGTGATCGCGCAGCGGCTCTACCTCGACGCCAGCCGGTCGGATCAGATCGCGACGGAATCGGGTGCGATCCATCCGGCGTTTTGCCCGACCACGTTTCAGGCGCTGGCCTCGGGCACCGGTCCGACGGTGAACCCAAGCTATGACCTGGCGGCAGGCGCGAGCGTCCCGCTGATCGCGCCGGCGCCGAGCGTCGGCGTCTACCAGCTTCCCGCCCCGAACGCGCCGCTGGACCTGGCGGTGGTCAGCACGACAGAGAGCACTGCGGTGCTGGCGTGGTCGCCGGCAACGATCGGGGGCCTGGCGTCGGGCTACATCGTCCAGGTCAGCGCGCATGGCGCCGGCATCTGGTCAACCGCGGGCTCGGTCGGGCCTTCGCCGACCGGCTTCACGGTCACCGGCCTGTCGAGCAACACGGCGTACGACTTCCAGGTGCTTGCGAGCAACGCCTCGGGCGTGGGGTCCCCGTCGAACCTGGCGACGGCCACCACGGCGCTCAACCCGCCGAACGCGCCGGCGGCCCTCGTGGCGACGGCCGGATCGCCGGCCTGTAGCGTGGTCGCGCTGTCGTGGACGGCCTCGGCCACGGATGGCTCGCACGACGCCGCGGCGGCCTACACGGTGCAATACCAGTTGGCGCCGGGCGGAGGCTGGACGATTTTCGGTGCGCCGGTCGCCGGAACCTCGGTCAGCGTCACCGGGCTGGCGCACGCGACGGCGTACAATTTCCAGGTGATCGCCACCAACAGCGCGGGCAGCGCAACGTCATCGCCGGCGAGCGCGACCACCTCGGCCGCCGCGCCGAATGTGCCCGGGGGCCTTGCGGCGGGCACGCTGCTGGCGATCACCACGTCGAGCGTTGCTATCTCCTGGTCGGCGGCGGCGATAGACGGGACCCATGACGCGGCGACCAGCTACATCGCGCAGTATCGCGTGACGAGCGTCGGCGGTGCCTGGACCCAGGTGACCGGGATTAGCGGCACCACGACGACGATCACCGGGCTTGGCGCGGCGACGGAATATGATTTCCAGGTGGCGGCGGTGAACGCCGCGGGCACGAGCAGCTTCACGGCGACGGCGAACGGGACGACCTACGCCACCACGCTGACGTTGAATTACATCTCGCCGGGTGGGCCGTATACGCCCGGCTATGGCCCGGGCGTCAACGTCACCGCGACGCCGGCGCCGGCCAGCCTGCGGGAGGCGTTCGGCAGTTCGGCCACCGTACCGCCGACCACTGGCTGGATCAACGCGTCGAACTACAGCGGCAATCTGTGGGGCGGGTACCCGCAAGAGATCGCGACGGCCGGCAGTTCCTACCTGTGGATCGAGGCGTTGAACGCGGGTGGCACGGTGATCGGACTGCTTGTCACCGGACCTTACACCGTCACCTGAGCTGGGCGTCCTCGGTCAGCAGGGGTTCAACACACTATGCCTCGGCCCTCGCCTTGATGTAGTCCCAATAGGGTGCGGCTTCGACCACCGCTCGCATCTGATCTTGGTCCAAATCCCCCGCTTTGGTGGCGGGAAGGTAAATCTCGAAGCGCCGTAGCTTGTCGGCGAAGCATTTACGGTAGTACGAATACCGCCAGCGCTCCCGATTTATCATCATCTGTATGAATATCTCGGTAGTAAGTTTCAGCGGGTTGTGTGGCACACAAATTGCCACGTCGTCCTTAGCCGCAAATTCGTAAGGGTGATACTTTGCAGTCAACGTGTTCATGCCATTGAATGCGATGGTGAGGCGGTTCTTATAAACCTTGCCTTTGGCATTTACGAATCCTGCGACGCCGTTGTTGGCGTCGCCACATGAGATCAAGGGAATGTCGCCGAGTGGAAGGCTAGACTGGCTGTGGAAGTCACCCGGAGTTAGGTCGTAAATTTCTCCGAGCGCGAACGCTTTGAGCGCGAGTTTCCAATCTGGGAGCGGTGCATCCGATGTCTTTGGTAGCGCTGCTCGCACGTCGAACACAATGCCACTCGGAACGTCGGATGGCACCGGCAAGTTCCGTAGGCGGTCTGCCGTCGTTTGGCGATACCAGTTAAATCGCCAACAAACAGCGAGGTTTATGTAAGCCGCAATATAAGCCAACTGCCGAACCGGCATATGAGACTTCGGTTCCAGTACCACGAGGCCGTTTCCTGCCCGCCCACAAGCAACAAAAGGGGGGGCTTGGACGGTTGCCTCACAAAATGCGGACACGACGATGCTCATGGCGTGAAACACCTTATCGCCGGGAAGCGGCGTGACGAAGCCGACTACTGCGTTGTCACTTAGACCGTTTCCGATATAGGCGACATCCCCCTTCTTGTACTCGCTAAAGAGGCCCGATCTGGCACGGCCCAGATGGAAAAGATTCTCAATCGATTTCATCGAACGCTCCCGCCTTTGACTCCCTTCCGAACCGCACAAGGAACGCAGCAGTTTCCCGGACCATACTATTAACAGCGTTTGAAAGATCGTCAGGCGATGGTATTTCGGTGTCTAGGTACGCCTCGGGCAAAAGCTCCAACAGCGGGTCACCGAAGTCGATCGGAGCGGTCTTGCAGAGTTTTGGAACATTAACGCTCACTGATCCCGGTGCAGCGACAAAGCTCCGAAGCGGACCAATGATCAGCGGAATCTGGTCCAGCTCTGTGCGGACAGGCCTCAATTCCGATGCTGGCAATCTCTTCGACTTAACCTTCAAGTGGCCATCGCGCTCGATTCTAGCCCAAAATACCGGCTGCTCCTTTGGATGCGGCATACCCTTTTTCACGATGATTCCGGCAACCTGCTTCTGTGCAGCGGGATAAAATAGCTCGTCTGGCATTGTGATCACCGACAGGAGGGTATGATTTTTCAACAGTTCATCGCGCCGCCACACCTTTTCGTCGCGGCTGCCGAAAAAGGCATCAAGCGGTAAAAGACTGAATAGGGTCGTTCCATCTGCCATCTGCGAGAGTGCACTCGAGACAAACTTGTACTCATGCTCATCGCTACCCTTCAACGCGAACGGAGGGTTCATTAGGACGCGCGTCACCGGCTCCGTACCTTTGGTGGTAGGCGCCTTGATATACCGCGCCGATGCATGGCCATTTATCGCACGCGGCCCAAGGAAGGTCGAAAAGCAATTTCCCTCGGTGATGTTATTCTTGCCATCACCACGGAAGATCATATTTACAATAGCCATCACTGCAACATACGATTCTTGTTCAATTCCAAATAGATTGTATCGCTTGAACCGGTCAAGTTGCGCTTTGGTGCTTGTACGCCGAACATGGTCGAATGCTGCCACCAAAAAGCCACCCGTACCGCACGCGGGGTCAAGCACAACGTCTGTGGGGCCAACACCGATTGCCTCAACCGCAAATCGAGTAATATGACGTGGCGTCAAAACGATCCCGATTTCCTTAGCACCATTGCCGTATTTTAGAAACACTTCGTAGAATTGGCCTAAAACATCTGTACTCGAGTTCATCGCTGATCGTATGTTCAGGTTCTGCAATTCCAGTATGGTCCTAACTAGGGCGCTTCGGAATTTTACGTGATTCGTCGAGCTTGTCGGCGCAAGAATTTTGACAAACGGCGCGAAGTCCGGCTTTCCGTTGGCCTTAAGCTCTGCCTCGCTACGTGAATTGATGTCTGCGATCAGCACTGGCAATTTTGTATCAAGGTCCGGTGGCGCGTCGATCACAGACAGCAGCAGCGCGGCCATTGTTTTAGCGCGATCATTTTTGTTGATCCCGCCAGAATGCAAGATTTCATTAATCCGCTCCGCAGCAGAGATGAAGAGCCACTGAGGTGGCGCAAATTCATGAACGTCGGGGCCACCGTTCCTTCAACAACACGCGGACGTCGTCAGGCGACAGCAGACCGGTCGCTTCTTGCTTGTTGATCGTGACAGTTCGCCATTTGCCATCCAAGTAGATGGCAGTTCGCATCAAATAGCCGGCACTCTCGTTGCCAGCAACCCCGGTTGCCATAAGAGCCTTGTATTGCCCCTTCGTGGCGTTGATTTTCGCCGCATAGAAGTCGGTCGCTTCACTCAGGGCCTTGTCCAGTTCCTTGCGAGTGGGTTTGGATTCGATTACCCAAAGAAACTTCTCGGACAGCTTCACCACATTTTCTGGCCGTACCATACCGAAGGCGGACTTCATATGTGGATCAGCAAGACATTGGTTCTGGGTCCAAACCTGTCCGTTTCCGCTTTTGCTTGGGTCGCGTACTACCCACCCAAGGTCCCGTAGCTGCTGGCGGATGAAGGCGTACGCTTCAACCTCCGTTTCGGTTGGCTTGGGCAATTTGGCGGGCTTAGGCGACAAGCTCACTTGATCTTGCTGGGCGCTGCCGGTGACCTTTTTAGCCATTTCGATTCGTGCCTTTCGCCGCTTTCTTCTGTGCGACAGATTTGCGCGGCCTGTCCCAATAAGGGCTCTTGCAGGCCGGGCAAACACGGGGCGGCTCGTCGACGTCGCGCGGCACCCAAGTGTGCCGGCAACGTGTGCATTGGAAACCAGTGAGCTGCACCTTGGGCATGACTCCGCCGACTATATCACCAAAAGGGATATGTCACAACTATTTGGTGATGACGAGTCGGCCAAAGGGTAGAATCGAAGCGGCAGCAGGGCAAATGGCTGCTGCAGCGGCATCGGCATCACGCCTCACACCGCGACGGCTGGGATGGTGATCGCCGTAACGACGGCCGCGAAACCGGCCCGTGCCCCTGCCATGCCGACGCTTGGGAGAACGCGGCGCCGATGCAAGCCTCCGATGCGACAGAGCAATAAACTGTGACACCATCGCTGGAATCCAACCCCGATGACGTAACCATCCAGGTCGGCTCCAACCGCTTCGTCGGCTGGCAGAACGTGAGCATCAGCCGCTCCTGCGAGTCGATGCCGAACACCTGGTCGCTCACCGCCAGCGCCGAGTTCCTGCAAGGCCCCGCGCTGGCGGGCACCCGCCCAGGCCAGCCGTGCCTGATCTACATCGGCTCCGACCTCGTCATCACCGGCAAGATCGACCGCCGCTCCATCCCGATCGACGCGCGCAACCACCAGGTCACGCTCTCGGGCCGTGGCATCACCCGCAACCTGATCGATTGCTCGGCTGATCTGCTCAACGACCCCGGCATCCGCGGCGGCCAGATCAACGGCGCGAACGCCCTCGACGTGGCCGCCAAGCTCTGCAAGGCGTACGGCATCACCGCATGCTCTGCCGTCGCCGACCTCGGCATCGCGATCCCGTCGTTCCAGGTGCCGCTGGGCGAGACGCCCTACCAGATCATCGAGAGCGTGGCGCGCTACGCCGGCTACCTGGTCTACGAGGACGTGTCCGGCCGCCTCGTGCTGGACCGCATCGGCACCGCGCGGCACGCCTCCGGCTTCACCCTTCCGGGCAACATTGAGGCGATCAACGCCGAGCGCTCCGTCGATGGCCGGTTCTCGACCTACGTGGTGGTCTACTCCGGCATCGACCAGACCGCCGACCTGGGCGGCCTGGCCAATCGCCGGGCGACCATCCTGGATGACACGCTGGGCGAATACCGGCTGCGCATCATCGTCTCTGAGCAAATCGCGCCGACCCCGGCCGGGCAGCAGACGATCGACAACGACGCAATCGCCAAACAGCGCGCGAATTGGGAGAAGGCCCGGCGCATCGGCCGCAGCCAGGCCGCGTCGATCACCTGCGATAGCTGGCGCGACAGCGCGGGCACCCTCTGGACGCCGAACTGGCTGGCGACGATCGACGCGCCGGCGGCCGACATTTCCAACGCGACGTGGATCATCGGCTCGCTCACCTTCCGCAAGGACATGAGCGGCACGCACACCGACCTGATCCTGATGCCGCCCGATGCGTTCAGCCCCGAGCCGAACCCGTTGAACCTGTTCGACGCTGAGCTGACCAACGCGCCGCAGACCTCGCAGGCCCCCGCGCCGCCATCCACCAGCACGCCGCCGTAGCGGCCGGAGGCTAAATGACCACATCTCTCGAAGCGACTGTCGCCATGCTGGCGCGCCAGGTCGTCACGCTGGAGCGGCAGGTGAGTGCGCTGATGCTGCGCCGTGGCGCACCGTTCGCGCTGGCCCGCACGACGCTGGCGGTGAATGACACCGGGCCGGTGCAGACAGTGCAGGCGCAGCTCGACGCGCTGTCCATGCGCGACAATATCCCGGTGCTGTATGGGTTCGGCGTCACCGGTTCGCCGCCGATCGGCACCGATCTGCATCTGGCTTTTCTCGACGGCGACCGGGCGAAGTCGCTGGCGATCGCCGGCGGTCACCAGACCTATCGGCTGCGCAACCTCGGCGTGGGCGATGCCGCGCTGTACGATCTCCGCGGCGCCTATGTCTGGCTGACCGCTGGCGGTCCCTCGGTCGCCTGCGCCGGCAACCCCATGACGATCGCCGGTGATCTGCACGTCACCGGCGCGGTCATCGCGGGCTATGGCGGCGCCGGCCAGGTCGGCTTGCAGACGCACAAGCACGGCGAGGGCACCGCTGCCGCGGGCACCACAGCGCCGACGGGCAACACGTAATGGGCGACATTCGCATCGTCTGGGACCCGGCCACGGGGACCGGCGACCTCAACATGCTCGGCGGTGGGCTGGAGTTGGGGCACGATCTGGAGACGGCCTCTCTGATCAGCATGTTCACCGATGCCCAGGTCGATCCCGGCGACATCGTGTTCGACAACGACCCGCATGGATGGTGGGGCGATACCTATGCGGCGTTGGAGGACCCGACCCTCGCCGTGATCCCGGACGATCATATCGGCTCGAAAATTTACCAGGCTTTTGCCCGGCCGCGCACGCAAGACACTCTGAACTGGCTGCGCGACCAGATCATCCAATGCCATGCCTGGATGATTACCGATGGCGTCGCGTCGGCATTGGACGCGCAACCGTTTTTCACAGGACCGGGCGGCATCGGCGCGACCGTCACCATCACCGCGAACGGCGTGCCGAACCTCTACAGCTACGCCTGGTCGCAGGAATCCTGATCCGTGCCATTCCCGAGGCCGACCCTCACTGCACTTCGCGCGCAGGCGATGCAGGACATCACCGCGTCCGATCTGCCGAACGCCGACGGGTTCCTGCGCCGGGCCGTGCTGCGCGTGCTG